GTCTGCCTGAGCGTCTGTTTCTACTTTAAACATTACACCGAAACATATGTAAGTTACTGCTGCTTGGTTCCAACCATTTCCTAAATAAGCGTCTGGGGCTGCTGTTGGCATTCTTAATGCCATCCATTCAGCTGCAGTTAAATTGCCAGAGCTCATCTGCCATTCGTTGTAATTACTAGCGTCAGTTCCTATTCTTACAAATACATAATCAACGTCTGTAATGTCAGGTATCTTACAGCCTACTCCAACAAAGCCTCCTGCTTCGAATATCTCGCTAAAGTTAATTGCAGTAAAGGTGTTGTCAACACCTGCATATTTCTTATTGTCTGCTCCATTGACTTTATCGAAGGTGATGGAGCCTGTGCCGAAAACATGGTCAAGTGAGTCTGCGAGGTTAAGTGTATCGTTGCTTAAAGCTGCGTAGTCCGTGAAGTCATTACAGTTTGCTAAATCTAGTTGGCGTTGGTCTTTGGTTCTTAGTTCTCTCCATCCAGTAAGAGAAGCTTTGTCACATTCTCCTTCTGCTTTTAATGTGCGAGTTTGCCCTTCGTTTATCTGACCGAGTATATCTATGCCAACTTGACCATCGGCGCATACGTTCTGGGTCGCTACTACGTGTGTGCCTATTGTTCTTGCTGTATCAGCATCATTTATGTCTGCTTTGTTTGCTGCTGTTACTCCATCTGCTAAGGTTACTACTCTGGAAGCAGGGTTTTGTTCCATGTAGGAGATTTCTTTTAATACTTGCATTAGGCTTATGGGAGTGGCATCTGTGGCAGTTGATTTTGCGTCTGCTTGGGCACCTTGTGTTACGTCTGCACCGTCTGCTATTGTACAGGCTCCACTGAAGGTGGATACGACGGCTCCTGATGCATCTATGGCTTGGACTGCTAGGACCATGTTGCCTACGACTCTAGCAGTGTTGGCTGCTGATATTAACCATCTATTGTCGGAGGCTCCATCTTTTCCTTCTACTGCTCCTATTTGTACGTCTGATATTCCTAGTTCTACATCGTTTTTTGAATTGAAAGTCATTTTTATATCTCCTTAGATGGCTCTATCTATATAATGTCTTGGTAACTGTATTCTGTTTGGTTCAAAGTAAGTATTAAACACCTTTTCTGCTTTAGAGTGTTTAATGTATCCCATTCTTATTAGTCCACCTACTATGGCTCTCCAACCTCTTCCTAGTATTCTTTCTTCATAGGAATCAGCAAAACCTGTGGCTATTATTTCTTTGACTCGGTTACGTTTGTTGGCTTGGAGTAGTTCATTAAAATTTATGGCTGCTGTTGATAGTTCATATATGTATCCGTAGGGTATGGCCATTAGGTGTTTAGTACTACAGTAGAGTCCTTGTACGGGGTAGTCAGAACGGCCTGATGGGTATACAATATGGTTCGTGTCTATCCATAGGTCTTTGTTGCATTTACGTAGTTTATGTATAAAATCGAATGTGAACATTATTACCTCAAGAATGGGGACTTATTGAATGTCCCCAAACTTCAAATAATACTATTATCCACCTGTGGCTGCGCCTCTGATTTGGATACAAAGGTCTGCACTTGCACCTTCATGGTCACTGAAAGAACCACCGATGTACGAACTACCGAACTGCATCTTGTAACCTACGGTAGCTATCTGGTTCAATGGATCGGACGATCCACCACTGCCTACCTGTTTGGTTATCAATTCAATGAAATCTGAATCGAAAGATGTGAATGCAAAGGCATTCTTAGCAAACATGAGTGATCTATAAACATTAATCACTCCTGTATTAGCTACGGAGCTGATGTTGCTAGATTCTACTACTCTAGCACCGTAGACTTTGCCAACTTCGCCTTTTAGGGGTTTGTCAGCTAATCCTGCTACGTACTTGTTTAGTTCAATGAAGCCACCTGCGGAGGTGTCACTCTGGATGTCCATACTGATGAGGGGGTGGACTACCCATGAGTAATAGCCATCATCCATCATTGGGGCATCTTGTCCTTTGAGGACTCTTACGGCCTTTATGGAATCTTGGGCTATGAATACATCATTGGCTGTTACGGTGTTGTCTGCGGCAATGCCACTACCTACGTACTGTATGTTGGATGTAGCACCTGCTATGCATACGTTACGGACTACTGAATCTGCTGATTTAGCGGCATCATAGCTAAGTTCTTTAACATGATCCTCTAATACAGGGTCAATAGCTGTAGAGATTAAGAGATCAGTTATGGGGATGTACTTACCATACTGATTCATACTGATAGTGTACTTGTTGGTTGCTAGGGAACTAGCGGTTGGGGTTACACCTTCACTTAAAGTGCTTAAATCCTCAGCTATGTGTCCATATCTCAATACATAGCTGTCTTTACCTGTTCTACGAGGGTGGAGCATTTTCTTACCTAATTGTACTATTACGAGCTTTTTCTTTGCTTGTTCTAGAAGCAATTTGAAATAATAACTGTGTAAGTTATCACTCATGTTGGTTGTATTTTGTGCGAATCCTGCGGAAATCATAATTTAGCTCCTTAAATCTCTACTCGTCGTAGCTTAGATCGCCTTTTTCAAAGGCAGCTTTCATTTCGGAGGAAGAGAGTTTAGATATGTCTAGTTTCTTGGTTTTTGTGGTACTGGATGGTCCTTCAATCTTAGCTTTCCCTTTTCGACGATGGTTGTCTTCGCCTTTTTTAGCTCCTTTTATTGCAGCTTCTTTTGCTATTTCGGCTGCGTGTACTCCTCTAGCGGCTAAGTGTAGGATGTCTAGGAGTCTTGGGTCGTTTTGTAGACCTTCGGCCATAATCATGTCACCGTACTGTGTTGCTATGTTTGCCATGATTGGTTCTAATTCAGCGAAGTCACTAGCTGTGTCTTTTACACGAGCGTCGTAGACTCTTTTAAATTCGCTGGCTTTTACGTCTCCTTTTACTTCTCCCATTACTTTACGCATTCTTGCGTCTAGGGCTGCTTCGGGGTCTGAAGCTAATTCGTCTGCAAATCTTTTAAGGCGTACTGCTTTTTCCTCTGCGGATTCTCCCCTTTCTAGGGGTTCTGCAATGGATGTGCGGAGTTTTTGTATTTCTGAACTCTGTCTGCCTGTAAAGGATTCTAGTTCTGAATATGCTTTAAGCACATCTGCTTGGGTTTTGAACCTTCCTGGTACTACCCATTCTTCTTCGCCTTCGGAAGTTCCCTCAGTATGGGTATCGTCTGAGGCTTCGTTAGATGTTCCCTCATCTTCTGAGGCATCTTCTGCTTTGGATTCCACATTACTCTGAGTTCCCGTATTTTCGTCGTCAGTGTTGGCTTCTTCCTGATCTTCGATAATTGCGGCTCTGAGTTCGTCTAGTGACTTTTCCATTGTATTTCTCCTTGGTTACGTTGTCTATAAATCGTATTCTCTTATGTTTAGTTCGTCTTCTATTAGTAACTGTATGTCGTGGTGTAGTTTTTCTTTTATTGTTTTTGCTGATTGTATTGTCATTATTATACTACTGAATGCTCTATGTCTTTCTTGTAGTGTTATTATTTTATTGAAGTCTTTTTCTATTAATAGGGCATCTACTAGTACTGATTTTACTTTTTCTAGGTGGGCTACAAGTATGGGCCAGCCATCTTGTTGTGTTAGGTTTTCTAGGGCTTCGTATTGTCTTACTTCGGTTAGTTTGGATTCTTTTTCACTAATCATTTAGAACCTCCCCCTTCACCCTCTATTTGTTCTATGGGTACTACTTGTACTGGTTGACCCTTCTCATCTACTAGTTGTCCTTCTCCCATGTCTACTACTATGGTTGGTCCTTCTGGGTTTATGTATTTTTCGGGATTGCTGAATCCTTTTAATTCAAATGATTTGACTAGAATCTCCCTTAAGTTGGCTACTCCTGGGTTTACTTTTTCTATTTGGCCTATTACTTGGAGTAGGTAGTTTAGGGATTCTGCTTGTTCTGCTACTGTTTTTCTTATTGGGGTTGATTCGGGGACAAAGTCTATGTCGGCTTTAAATGCTGCTGAGTCTAGGGTAGCGAAGGGGTTTGTGTTGTCTCCGGTTACTCTATATTCTAATTGGTCTTTAGAGCCATCGCCTAGGAATTGTCTGTTGTACCAGAGGATTATTCTAGCTAGGGGTCTTATGAATGTGTATTGTAATAGTTTAGCTTTAGATGTCATGCGTAAGCCTGTAGCGGAGGCTAGGTAGTTTATGCCTGTGGCGGTTCTACCGAAGGCTGCGCCTACGTTGCTTACGTCTTGGCGGGGGTTTAGTATTTGGGTTGTGTTTTGGATGTCGTAGTCTATGTGGCCTACTTCTTCTACTGATGCAGGGTTGGGGCCTGTGTTTTCTAGTTTTTGGATTCCATTGATGTCGTCTGTTAGGATTACTTTGTCTGGGCTTGTGTAGAGTTCTCTGGTGTTTATTCCTGATTGTCTTTCTACTAACCACATGCTATTTAATGATTGGTTGGTTCTGTCTAGTCTGGCGTTTCTTAGGGCTGTTGATTCTGATATTAGGCCTTTTATGTGGTTTAGTTCACCGTAGCCGTAGGCTTCTCCGTCTATGGGGTAGTCGTAGGACATTACGAAGGGTTTGAATTTGTATTTGAAGGGGTTTGGGTCTTTTCTTAAGAGGATTGGTTCCATATCATCTGGGTAGGCTAGTACTATTAATGTTGCTTCTTTGTAGCCTTTACCTAAGTCGTATCTTCCCCACCATTCTATTACTCTCCATTTGCCTTGGTTTTTTGATTGTTGTTTGGATTCATTGCTGTATAGGGCTAGAGAAGCTTCTTTTGATTTGTCATAATCTGGTTTGGCTGCTGGTACTGATTTTTCTGATATTGGTATGTTCTTGTCTTTCTTACCTAGTATCTTAGATATTTTAGATTTACCTCTCCAATAGTTGTCATTATCTAATAGTTCATCGGGGTCTCTATATACTTCGTGGGCTACCCAATCCATCTTCTGTACGTCGCAATGGGCAGTACCTTTTGGTATTCTAAATTCAAATAGGCTTAGGTTGTAGAATCTTGGACCGTCGAACATTACATCATCTCTAATTAGGCTTTTGGGTTCGCCTGATTGTTCATCAAATTCTATTTCATGGGGTTCTAGGTCTACTTCTATTGTGTCTTCTTCCCAGATTACTTTCATTACAGAGTTTCCTAGTTTGGCTAGGTTTCGGAAGTATTTTCTAGTTTCGGGGTAGAAGTCTCCTACTTCTAATTGCCATTGGGTAAACTCACTTACGTCTTCGGCTGTTTCTGTGTTTTCTGCTCCTCCGCGTCTTGGGGAATATGGTATGTATGGGGTTTCTCCGAACATTAATTCTATTAGGTTGTCTACGAAGGGTTCTATTTGTTGGAAGGCTATTGGTAGGGCTAGGTTTGCTCTGCCTCTGGGGGTATTCTTTTTGGCTGCGCCTCTGGTATAGAGGTATTCAAAGGTGTTCCATTTCTTTCTTAGGGGGCGATAGAATGTTTCGGAGTCTCTTATAGCATCATCTATATAGTCTATACATGCTTTATCGGCTCTCTTTTGGGACTTGTTTTTATATTGTCTGGACATTTAGATGCCTATATGGGGAATCCTGTTGTTGGATCGTATTGTTGGGCTTGGTGTTTGTCGTAGGATTTGTTGGAATGGACTGCTGATATTCTTGTTACTAGTACTTGTTCCCATGCTAGGGCTAGTGACATTATTCTATCATCTCTTGCAGAACCTTTGGCTCCTAGTTTGCCATTCTTTTCATCTACTACGAATGTGCTTAGTTCTCCTATGGTGTATTTGTCGTATACTTGGAGTTCACCATCTCTTAGGGCAGCTTTTAGGTTGCTTATTAGGTTACTCTTGTTAGAACCTGTAGTACGCCATCCTATTGTTTTAGTCTTCTTTTTGGTGTATTGATCGTATTCGTATCTTTTATATAGGTATGGGTATCTTAAGCTATTGGAGTATACTCCTGAGAGGTTTGATATTACTGCATGTCCACTGTTGTTCTCTTCTACTATTATTCTAGCTCTATTGAAGAAGTATCCGGCTTTGTATAGTTCTGCTGCGTAGTTGTCTTCGTCTATTGCGGGGGACCAGTAATTAGCTACTAATGTTCCAGTGTTGCAATCTATTACTTGGGCGCAACTGGCATCTTTACCCTTACCTTCTGCTACATCTACACCTATGGCGTAGGTATGTGTGGATTTGGGCATTATGAATATGCGCCAACCCATGAACTCTTCGTCTTTGCCTTTATATATTCTTGGTTCAAATTCTATTTTCATATTATTTAGCTGATATTCTTAAATCACCTTTGAATGTAGCGTCACGACCGTTTATCCATAAGCCTCTTACAATGTCTGCATCAAAGATTGAATGGGCTCCGCTTAGGAAGCATGTAATGGGGTCTTCTGGGTATTTCTTTAAGAACTCTGATTCGTTGTCACCTGATTCACTTATCTTGTTTCTACGCCATATTATGTGGTCTTCGTGTAGTTCGTATTTATCTATTAGCTTTTCTTCTTTATCTGTGGGTACGTATTGTCGGGGTCTTTTTAGGTAGGGTATATCTTGATGTTCTGGGTAGTGCCACCACCAGGGGTAGAAGTGGCATGTGAAGAGGGAACTGTCTGGGTCTGTTAGGAAGTTGCTCCAATGTTCGTAGAATATGCCTGATGCTCCATCGGGGGTACTTTCCATTACTACGTGGCCTGATAGGGGGACTGATTCTATTGATTCTTCTATTCTACTATTGGGGACAAATGCTGCTTCGGCTATGTGTAAAAAATCCAAGGTTAGTCCCTTGGTTTCTGTGGCTACCATCATTATACTACCTGTTTCATCAATGTGTAGCTCTGATACGTTATCTACTGTGTTTGTTACTGGGTAGAAGCAGCCCCAATCTTTTTGAAATTGTGTGAAGGCATTTTTAGTTATTCTGAAGTATTTTTTAACATTTGGTAGAACGTGGGCCATAATACAGGCATTGTTTCCATTGTTAAATAGGCACATGTCTAGGCCTATTATGCAGGATAGGGTTGTTAGTCCTATTTGTCTCATCTTTAGTACGGAGTCTCTATTTGTTCTATGGTCCCAATAGTGGTCTTGTACTTTATTCATTCTAAATGATATGTATCTACTGCGTTCGCCTGGTATTGCTCTTTTAGGTCTTATCTTATAAAGGTTGTTTAAGCGTTCTTTTGGGCCTAATTCAATCATCTTTTCTCTGAAAAAGGCTTGTAAAACAGCAATGGGCTCATTATTAGCAGCCATTGAATCTATCTCTTTTAGTACTTCTTGGAATCGGGGGGTATAAGACATGTATTTGATATTTCCCCTCTATACTAGATTATACCACATAATCGTCTATATTGTCAATATTATATGGGTCTATGATAGAATATCCATGTGCGTCTTCTTGGAGGTAGTCTAGGCTACTAGGGTAACTATACTCCTCTACTAAGTCTGCGTAGTTGGAATATTGTCCTTGGGGGGTTTGATCTAGGATTTGTTGCTTACTTAGATTTACCGTTACCTGACTTCCAAGTTGGGACAACAAGGCTTTGTTTACGATTATCATTGTAGGTCTTCTTTTCTGTTTCAGAGAGGAATTTAGCTACTTCTAGTACGTACTTCCTAGCACCTTCTCTTACTCTGGGGTCTTCGTCCATTAGGTCACTATGTGCTGTATCTAAGGCTAGGCCCATTAAATCATGCTTCTTTACCCTATCTAGTGTACTGTCCTTTAGTGAAGCTACTTTAGCGTCTATTACATCTTTTATATAGTACTTATCTAGGTTCTGTCTACCTATATTGGCTGCATCACCCTTACTTGTAGTGTCATAGGCTACTAGAGCGGCTTGTGTAGCATTACCACCGTTGTCTACGTAGGCATCTACAAATTGTTGTTGTTTTATAGATAGGCGTTTAAGTTTATTACCTTTACTCATATATAATAATTATATCATATTATAGGCAATACTGTCAAATAATGGCAGTTTAGTGTAAAATATAAAAAATAAAATAAAAGGGCTTCTTTCTCTGCTGGCTAGAGATGTTAGTTTAGGTCATTAACACTCACCCCCTTAAGTATGTGGGGTACGGGGGGGTATGTTACATATATAGGTATATACGTATAGTGTATAGTATACCGTACTATGTATATTATATTACTGTACTAATGTTTAATATGTATATGGTATGTCTTATATGGTATGTGTATATCATGTAGGGTATATAGTATATATGTCATGTACTGTATATAGTATTCTATTACTTATTATAAGTACGAATGTTACCGTAGGTATATATTAACGTATACACGTACAGCTATTGCATCATGGCTAGTTATTACATACTAATTTGTATTAGCACCCTATATATACTCTTATAGGTATATTGTCACTTATACCATGTAGCTCTTTATAGTCTTATACCTATAGGCTATTAGTGTATATTATTTAATATTGTATTGATATTATTGGTGAATAGGGATAACACGTAGGTATATTGTATTGCAGTACAATTATATCAGCTAACTATACACAAAGACCCCCTGTAAACGTCTACAAAGGGCCTAGAAGACACGATCATCTAATAATGGTACTCAGGTATCAGATAGCACACTATCATCTGCTGTAGGGCATTCTGTGAAGCTTGAGGCGTATGTACCAGTTAGCTCCATGATATGCCACGTATTAGAACAATCTAAATGATTAATTACCCAATGCCTTGCCTCGGTAATACTTTCAGACTTGAATGCTATTGGCTCAAATATATGGCTATTAGTTGCTATTGCAATATACTTCATAAAGTCCCCCCTTTATAGTGTACCTACAATTGATATCCATATAAATAATGATACCACACCCTATACCACACACTTTGCTGCATTACCTTTAAGCATATGATAAATCATAACACCAAAGTTGACCGACATTAATGCTGTAAGCAACATAATATTTAAGCTCATACTACACCCCCATTATTATAATGGATTACACGGTCAACATAGGCCTTAAATGCTTTAATGGTCTTATCTTTACTTGATTCCAATATTATTGCTTTATAGGTAAAGTTGACAGGCACTATTGCATAATACCCATTCTTAACCTTCTCAAGCTTGTATTTATAACTCTTATATTTCATAACACCCCCTTATGATAACACTTCATAGTTAGGATTGCTCTCCAATTCACTTATAAATTCATCCTTTGTACAATCCAGACCATATTGATCAAAGGTACTGTCAAACTCTCCTCGTTCATTATAGTCTGCTACATATAGACCTATCTCATACTGTTGGAATAATAGTGTCCTTATTTCACCCGTTTTCATTATCTTTATTTTCATAATACACCCCCCTTTGATAAGGTACAGAATCCATCAGCAACCAATGCCTTTGCTATACGGCCAATACTACCTTGCATCCTCCATGCGTCACCTGTATTAATTAGTTTTTGAAATAGTGCAATAATTGCTTCATTGTCCATATCACCTTGTTCGAATGCCATTATCATATCAATGATATCCATTAATTCCCCCCTTACTTGGCTAGTTTGTTTTTAATGATATCGTGTAATAATGTAACTTTACCGCGTACAGTTTCATGGGATAGTTTATATTTCTTCCCAATATCCCTAAAGGATAAATCATTCATATATCTATCAAGGTACATTGCTGATTCGAGACTATTGTTTATAATACCTTTTATTTTATCAATAATATCATTGCATTCTAATTCCTTAGTAATATCATAAGTATCATGGTTATCATACACCATCGGTAAAGGAGTATTGCTCTTATTATTGCTCGGTACTCGTATCAATGAGCCTGTATTTTCAATAGCCCGTACAATAGTTTGTTTAATCCAATATGAGGCATAAGTTGTGAACTTGGTACCCATATCATCCCTATAGCGTGATTTTGCAAGTATTAATCCGATGTTACCTTCCTGCACTAAGTCGTCAAAGTCGAGGCCTCTGTGTTGATACCTCTTTGCTATTGACATCACTAGTCCTTTATTTTCAGTAATTAGTCTATTAGTTACCATATTATATCCCCTTTCCATGATATACAGCATCCCTAAAACGCTGATAATCGAAACGAGGATTATCATTTATAAATATATCTGATATTTTATCAACTAATGACTCAAACCGAATACAAAGCGCCACATTTAATTCAAATGACACATCTTTATAGCTATCACCATTCCATTCAATACTTAGCATTTTAGCAAACTTTACATAATCTTTTTTTCTCATAGTATTACTCCCTTTGGTTAATTTATCGTTATAGGTATAAATAGCCTTGCTTGGCTATATTGTGCATTGTCTACATACCAACCGACATATCCCATACTTTGAATATATACATCCCTATCCCATAAATGTTCCCTTGGTAAAGTATTGAGATTATATAATTTAGTACTATCTATTTCAATAATATGCTGAATACAGTTGCCGAATAGCCATTCCTCAAATCCTTTATTGTCAATGTACCAATTACTTTTAAGAAGGTATCCGGTCAATAGCTTCCCAGTAGAATCAAATTCTTTGGACTCTCTACCCATACACCCCTTGCCCTGATACTTTGGGTCAACTACTTTTAATCGTTTTTCACTGTAATGATATAGTTTCATAGTTGTAACCCTTATATGAATTCAGTTTGTGATTGAATCACCTCAAAATAGATACATGACTCTTTCCAGTTGAATTGGTTATAATCCTTTATAAATTGCCTTATCTCATCGACTAATTGGGTAACAACTTCAAAGCGTATATTCTTATCAAATATCCTCTCCTTTCTTGTCAATGGGTCCTTAGTCCATGCACCATCTACAGGGTATGAAGTATATCCTCCAAAATGTGACATTAGCCTATTAGTAAAATGCTTAGTTACTTTGTGACTCGGTACATAGAACATCACTTTCATAATATAACCTCCCTTTCGGTTGACTGTTATTGATTGTTTTCTATATTCATTAGCTCACATTCTTCTTGTACTACTGGGTGCCACAGTTCGCTTATCTCACTTCCCAATTCATAGTTATCCCTTGACCATTTTCTAAACTCGACTACCTCTTCTTGATTTAGTTGTCTAAACAACACTTGGATATCCATATAATCCCCTTTCGGTTGACTACTATTTACAGAAATTGCACTTAACTTGTGTCTTATCTAAGCAATGCCTAGCACAAAAGATACGCTTAGCCTCTTTACATGTCTTACTTGCCATTGTAGAGCATTCGTAAGTCCAGTTTCCACGACCATTCTTAAGGAATATGTCTATTTTCTTGTGTGTCTTAAATGCCACTTTCATAATAACCCCCTTTCGGTTGACTGCATTTATAATGTTTTACTTCCATTCCACCTTAAATATCTGTATTCTACCGCCATTATTAGTGCCGATACATTTAGTATGTTTATGCCTTGACATACCATTCGACGGGCGATGGAAGTATACTCGTAAACACTCTCCACAATTCGTGCATATAGCCTCATGGGTATGATAGCTCACATAACTACGTGCATAAGCATCAGGCCTTGCACCTAATGCTAGAGCCATTTCTTTCCACTGTATCCCATGCCCCGCATCAAATCCCACTAATGCGTGTGCAATCTCATGTCTCACGGTATTCAATACCACGGCTTTATCGTTTGCTAGAATCATTCGACGATTGAATTTTAATTTCTTGCAGAAAAAACTACATAATCCCAATGATTTTGTTAACTTTGCGGATATGGCCCATTTCCATCTAGTATGAGACAAGTAAGTATTGAATTCGTGAGCTATTAGTTGTTCAGCGTGTACTAATTCCATAATGCTCCCCAAGTTATAATATTTTATTCATCATATCCCTAGATACCAATACTATACCAGTATCGGGTGCGGTACGTTTAATCTGTTTTTTTAACCATCTATTTAATGACTTCATACATATATGGATATGCAAGTAATCTTCCCCTTCCTGTATTTCATGCATATCAATAACTGCTATAGGCTCTAAATGTTTCATATTGTCCCCTTGTGTAAAATTAGATTACCATAGTCTAGTGGGCGTGTCAAGCAATAATTACTAGTCATCCATACTAATTTTATGATATAACCTAGAGGAACTTGGCATACAATATACAATAGCAAGTAGCATACCAAGAATAAATAATATGTCAATAATAGATCGAAATGGCGTACAATATTTTTGGAATATTTCTACTAAATCCGAGAAATACCGACTATGCCTTGGGTATTTGACAGTATTATAAACAATATGGTATAACTCTTAAGAGTGTTGATAGTTACTTAGGGGGGATTATAATATGATTACTAAGGTATGGAAGGATGAATTACAGCGTAGATGGTATTTACCTGATTCTGAGGCATATCCTTACATATCTGTATCCACCATTGTAGGTATTGCTAAAACATATAGATATAAAGACTTTAAGAAAGATGAGAAATCAGCCCAAAGACTTAAAAAGGCAGGTCAGATAGGTACCGATATACATGCAGTGCTAGAGAAGTATAATAGAGACATATTAGGACAACCGTTTAACATTAATCCCAAACTACAAGCAAGATACTCACATATATTAGAAAGATATATTGATAAAGTTGCATTAATATCAATGAATGAAGGAGAAGTAAAGATATTAGAAGTAGAAAGACAATGTACTCACCCAATATACAAGTATGCAGGTAGATTCGATGTATTAATGCAAGTAGGGGATGATATAGAACTATGGGACTATAAGACTGCTAGAAGAATACACGAAGAAGAAGGATGGGGCTTAGTAGCATATATGATGGCTTTAAGACATGAAGGTATTAATGTTAAAAGAGTACGTATTATACATATAGACAAGGTAAGTGGTAAGATAACAGATTTAAAGTATAAGAATAATAATTTTATGTTCTTACACTTCTTAGGCTTAATAGAAACATTCAAAGGTATGTACTTCAATGATCTATTAAAAGGACGAATACATGACATAGAAGAACTAGGAGTTAAGTATAAATGGCCACTAGAAGAATTGACAAATAACTACATACTATGGTATAACCAACACAAAGGAGATAACACTATGAAACTCGAAGAGGTAACAGGATTAGGCGATAAGCCAACATTTAAGAAAGACCCTAACAGAGTAGATTTCAGTGAACCAGTATCAGGAGTAATATTAGGCAATGTACCTAGTAGATGGGTACATAAAGTAGGTAAAGATAAAGTATTTACATGTGAAGGTAAAGATAAATGTGAAAGATGCGCATTAGGAATGAGAAAAGTAGTACAGTTTAAAGCTAATTTCCTTACCATTGATGGTACTGATAAACCTATAATTAAGTTTATCGAATCAGAATCTTCAAGATTGTATTTTGCTCTTTCTGATGCCTTTGCATCTATCAAAGATAGTGGTGGTGATCTTAAAACAGCAGTACTCCAAATTACGCGTACAGGTGAAAAGTTTGAAACCCAGTACAAAGTTGAGAACGTAGAACCTAAACATAAAGCATTTAAAGACATAGAATCCACTATATCTGATATGGAACCATTTGAGTTAGCTTTTGCAAAGCCCGAAGGAGGCAATGCATTAGCAGTAGATAGGACTAACATAGTAGAGGGTAAATAATGAAAAGTATATTTTTGGAGGGTATAGAACAAGCAATAGAAAAGGCCTATACTGCTCTTGAAACATTGAAACAGCTTGATAAAGAAGAAGAAGAGCTTAATAAGGCTATGATAAGTACTCTAAACAATGTAGTGAAGGGATATATTTATGAGTAAGAAAAGTAAACAGAGTGTTAAGTCAATAGCATTAACAGCAGATTGGCACGTAGGTAGTATGACAGGACTATCTGCAATCCCTAAGAATGATACACAAAAGGCATTACTAAGTAAGTTTAAAGAATGTATTAGTATGTATGGTAAGCCTGATATGTTAATTATTAATGGGGATGCTACTGATGGGGATCAGCGTAAGTCAGGTGGTGTAGGCCTATCCGAAGCTGATCTTAGAGAACAAGAAAAGGACGTAGTAGCACTCATTAAACTATGGAAACCTAAAGAAGTATTTTTAGTGAGTGGTACTGCTTACCACGTAGGACTAATATCTAGTGAACAAAGAATAGCTGATACTCTTAATGATTATTGTAATATAAAGGCCACATATATACGTAAATTAAACTTAATTATCAATAATTGGTTTAGATTTCAAGCTAGGCACTTTATAGGCTCATCCAATAACCCAGCAGGTAGGGCTACAGCAGCAGGTAGAGCCAATATGTGGGAAATATTAAATGCTTACCAATCAGGAGATAAAGCAGCAGATTTATCAGTATTTGCTCACGTACATTACTATGATTTACACCAATCAGCATTTGGCACCACTATGGTATTACCATGTTTCCAAGCATACGGTACACCCTATGGTGATGAGAAGTGTAGTGGCCATATAGACATAGGTATGGTAAACCTAATAGTAGGTAAAACAGAGAAAGAAGGTTGGTCATGGTCAAAACAACTGTACTCGGCAAAAATAAAGTCACGAAACCTAAAACGATAGAAGTATCTTGGGAAGACCTTTTAGAAACCACTAAAGAAGTACCCAAAGACTATAGGAGTATTAAAGAAATTAGTAAAGAAGCAGGATTAAGCCAATCAGCTACAAGAATAAAACTAGCTAAGTTACTTGAACAAGGACTAGTAAAGAAAATAGTACGTTGTAATACAGCTTATTATACATTAAAGATAGGTAAATCTGAATAAAAGGAAATACATTAAGGACAAACAATATGAAAATACAGCCTATTAAAGACCCAGAGTATATAGCTTACATAGAAAGCTTACCATGTACGGTATGTGGACATATATCTGGAGGTAATAGGAAGATATACAATGAATACCTTGATAAGTATACTTATAAGCCCTGTAAGAATACAGCACACCACGTAGATATAAAAATGACTAGAACTAAGAATGACCATAGAGTATTACCTATGTGTAGTCACTATGTAGTAAGTGGTAAAGGTACTAATGATTGTCACTTAATGGAACATTCCTCTGGTGGTAATAAAAGTAAAGAATATAGACAAGCTCAGGTAGAATTAGCTGATAAGTATTATCAAGAATTTTGTAATTTAAACGACATAGAGGCAGGAGTAGCCCCTGAGGATTCATGGGAGTTTGAAAATGAAGACCTATAAACTAACTAAAAAGCAAATAAAACAATTAGAGAAGCAAGAATATAAAATGCTCCTCAAACACCCCGCTATTAACCTAATATATTGCTACCCACATACTAAGCAATACAAACTACTAACATTACTAAGTGAACTAATAGGTGAAACATTTGATGATGGATACAATACAGCAATATGTGAAATACGCAATAAATTAGATAAATTGGATAGTACATTGAAAGAGGTATTTTAATGCCAGTACAAGCTATATACATAGATGTTGATCTTACCCTAATAGATGCTGATGGTAAAGTATATCCTGGGGTAGCAGCAGCATTACAACGATATAGGCGTATGTATAGCCTTATGGTATGTTGGAGCCACACTGGAGGTCCCTACGCTAAAAAGACATGTACTGATAATAAACTAGACCAGTATTTTGACCTATTTCTCCATAAACCAGATATCATAATAGATGATGATCCCCAATTCTTACTAAAGTATGCACACATACTTAAAGTAGATAATAAAGCATGGTGGTTAGAAGCTATGACTAGATTATACGGTAAAAAGGTTGATACTAAAGTACAAGCAAAGTTAGTAAATAAGAGGGGGAGAAAATAAATGGATATATACCAGGAGGTATCTAAAGAACAACTATTAGAACTATTTGATCTATTCAATGAACAGAATAGAGGTATTTTAGAAAGAAAAGGTAATGATTACTCAGGAGGTAATGATAGACTTAGAAATTTCAAAGCATCTAAAATCGTTAAGGTTAAACCAGAATATGGAATACTAGTACGTATTATTGATAAGATTACTAGAATTTCTGAGCTACTTGAACACGATGCTATGGTTAAGACTGAAAGTATTGAAGATACAATCAGTGACATGTCAAATTATATATTTCTTCTATATGCTCTTATTAAGAGTAAGGGAAACAAATGAAATATAAACTAGACAATAAGACATTACAATACTTTAAAGATCGTTGTGAGTATTGGAAACATTTACTATGCGTACAATATGGTGTAAGCTATGCCTGGACTAAAAATAATACCGTAGAGGCCAGTGTATCATACGATACCTCAAGCCGTACAGCCACAATATACTTAGCTAGAAAATGGGAACTAAAACCCACTAATAAGGATTTAGACATTGCAGCATTGCATGAGATATGCCATTTACTATTAGCACCCATATTTGAGATTTGTGATAGGTATTACAATAAAGATTACTTAATAAATATAGAACATAGTATTGTAACAGGACTTGAAAACATAATAGGGAGGAAAATATGATAGCATTCGGTAATAAGGTAGACATGATGGACTTTTTTAAGTTTGTACTCAAACGACTAGAAAAGGACTTAGGAGAATCAGCATTTGAAGTAAACCTATCAATAATGCCAGTAGATAAGTCCAACCTACAAGTAGTATATGATTCATTCCAAGCTTATCAGAAATCAAAGAAGAACGTAATACAATCAAGCTATACACCAGGACTAGATATAAATACATAAAGAGCAATAGTATCAAAATATGTTAGAACAGTCACAATATAACTATCAAAATTTGATACAATAAGGGAGAGGACTACAATATGGATGATGATCCTAAACGAATACCAGCCATATGTAAATTACTCGAAGAGGCCTGGTTAAAGGTACCAGAACAAAGATTTGGCCAATTCTTATCTAATTACGTATATGGACACCATGTAGACATATTCTATAAATGGGATAAACATGTATTAGAAATGTTAGAGGTTATATTACATAAAGGTAAACATGCCCCCAAAGCTACTAGAAAGAGGAAGAAGTGAACATAGAACAATACATATCAACACCCGAAGTTAAAAAGATACTATACTATTGGAGAAGAAGATATAGTACTAACTGTACATTATACACCAAAGAAGAACTATTAGCAGAAGCATACTTAGGAGCTTGGGAAACAATCTTAAAGTACCATTCTAAGCCCTTCCAAGAGCTATTAAAGCTCATATCCCTAGGTGTCAAGTGGAAACTATGCAACTACATATCTAAACAATCTACCTGGAAGCTAATAAGTGTTACAGAACACATTGAAGAAAAGGGACATTCTAATAATATAGAGGGTAATATTTATGTTAAAGGTAAATTAGATAGTTTAGATATCAAAGAGAAGTTAATAGTTACTAAGACATTAAAGGGATACACTATGCCAGAGATAGGTAAATCCCTAAATATATCTAAACAACGAGTATTCCAATTACTTAGAAAGTGTGGTAAAGATGAAGATAGATAGAATAGGATTACCAGTAGTATCTATACTACCATACCTAGGTTATGATTATAGACACAATGTATGGTACGTAGCATGGCTCACATGGCAATTTGCAATAGCTATATAAGGTAACTAGGTACATTACCCCTATTTAGGGGGTGATCGTTCAATACAGGACATCCTAGAGCGTTTGGGGGGTATATAATGAATAATAAGGAATATGCTGATGCATTGAGAGAGATTGCACAATTCTATGAAGATAATCCCACATTTGTACAGGCATCTAAGATATTTGAGATATTTGGAGTCAGTGGTAAGGAGGATTTTGTTAAAGCTGCAAAAATGTTGGGTAAATGTAAAAAGGTATATGTAGATAGTATGGCACATTTAGATCGTGATTTTGGGGGTATAGTATTGAGGGTCGTAGAATTTAGGGTTAATGTCTGTACAAAAACGGTAGTAGGTAGAAAGAAAGTAATTAGAAAGGTACCCGTAGGGTACGAAGAAAGGGAAGTTGAAGAAGATATTGTAGAGTGGGATTGTGGTGAATCATTGCTTAAAAGGGCTAAAGAACATGCTAAGGAAAAATTTAATGACTAAGTATATGGCTATAGACATAGAGACTACTGGCCTAGATTGGACTAGGTGTGGTATAGTAGGTATAGGGTCTTATTCTAAAGAGGATAAGGTAATAGGCTTTAGTAAGGAGCTACCTGATCTTGAGGGCTATGAGACTATTATGCACAATGGTTCTTTCGACGTAAAGGTAGCTAAAAAAGCAGGTATTGAAATACCCTACGATCATGATACTATTTTAATGGCTAGTTTAGTACAGTTTGCAGAGAATGTAAAACAATCATATAGGGATGAGTTTAATGAACGTAAATTGAAAGATTCTTTAGCTTTAGATAATTTAGCTATTAGGGACTTAGGTATTAAGTGTAGTTGGAAGATAGATTGGGATAAGGAACATCCTGAATATGAAGAGATTAGGGAACATTGTTTAATGGACTGTAGGGTAACTTACTATCTCTTTGAATACTATAAAGAGAAATTAGTAAAATATGGATTATGGAATTACTACACTAAACTCTTAATGCCATTAGCTAGATTATTAGTAGATGTAGAATGTAATGGCATACGGTTAGATGTTAATAAGCTATCAGAAATGAAAATTGAATATAAGAATAGGTTAGATAAATGGTCCGGTACTTTCCATGAGGATAATAAAGAAGCGTTAGCAATAGTAATTAAATACTTAAAACAAGATAAGATAGATAAATGTAAGCCTGGAAAGAAAGAAGAAACATTAGAGAATAGGAGACAAAAGGTAAGAGATAGTGTAATAGTATTCAATCCTAATAGTTCTATACATATGACTAAATTATTAAAGCTTAAAGGGATATCTCTTGTAGATAGGAATGGTAAGCATACTACAGCATCTAAGCTACTTTATAGATATAAGCATGATAAGATTATAGGACAAATAATAGATTTTAAAAAGACACGTAAGATATATAAAGACTTCCTATGTAAATGGGATGATTTGAGGATTAATGATATTTTACATACCAACTTTAGACTATGGGCCACGAGGACTGGACGTTTATCAAGTGCCGAACCCAACCTTCAACAAGTCCCCAAAGGAAGCGATATCAGAGGATTGTTTATACCTCGGAACAATATGGTATTCACAGTGGCAGATGCTAAACAACTTGAAGCTAGGTTGGCAGCCTTTTATTCTAACGAAGAAGGGCTTATTCAAGCATTTAAAGAAGGCGTTGATGTATATAGTCAAATTGCTAAAGACTTAATGGACATACCAGTAACAGTAGCTCAGGTAAAGACTAGCTATCCCAAAGAAAGACAGGTAGGCAAACAACTATTCCTTGCTTCCATCTATGGACAAGGTAGTAAAAGTCTACACTATATATTGACTAAAGAACACCAAATAGATATATCATTGGATGAGTGTAAAAAGTATAAAAGAATCTTTAATAAGACTTACTCCAAACTTAAATTATTTTCTGAGAAGCTAAAGGAAGAAGCAGAATACAATGGCTTTATTACTACATGGTTCGGTAGAAAGATATTTATACCACATGATAAAAGCTATAAAGCTATTAATTCTTATGTACAAGGATCAGGTAGTGACATAATAGGATTTAGTCAGTTAAATATCGTACCGAACTTACCGAATCAAGCTAAGTTATTACTCTTAGTCCATGATGAGATTTTAATCGAAAGTCTCCCAGAAGATGTAGAAGCTATCAAAGCTCTAATACATAAATATATGGAAAAGAGTATATTAGATAAATATGGTATCTATATGGAAATGGAAATAAAAACTGGAATGTCATGGGGAGTGAAATAGGTGTCAAATAAGGACATACAAAAACGAAGAGAGTATGCTAAAGCATACCGTAGCCATACTAAACTACATTGGGGACCAGATAGCAGGTAGTTGACAAAAAATATAAAATAGTGGTACAATCTATTGAAGACAAATACGGTATATTAATGGATATGGATATTAAGGTAGGGGATAATTGGGGGATCAAATGAGTAAATCAAATGGAGGACCAGCATTTGCTTGTGCAGCAGAGAATGGGTACCAAGAAGGCATGACGCTCTGGGATTATTATGCTGCACAGGCTTTAAGTAGTTTTGTGGTTACTCCAAGTTGTGACAGTGGGAATGAGGTAGAAGCAGTACAGGCTGCATGTATAATGGCGGATGAGATGATTAAAGAAAGAGAAAAGAGGTTTAAATGAATATATATAGAGACATTGAAGTAGGGCATAAATGGTATTTCGTTGAAGCAGTTGTATGTAAGTACATCGAAGACTTTGGACATGACTATGATGGTAATAGGGGGATAAGTAGAAATGCTGTAGAATTGGATGATTGTAAAGTATTTGATGAAAATGATAATGATGTAACAGATACTATTTATCCACTAATTGAGAATGATATAATGGAATGGGTAGCTACCTATGAATACGAGGGATAATTATGCCAGATAATGAACCCACAAATGTAAATGACCTTACTGATGTTATTAGAGGTATTAATAAAGCCTACGGTACTAAGGAAGAAGCAGGTATTACATATCTTGATGGTGAACACTATAAACCAAAAGAAATAATACCTACAGGACTTATATCCTTAGATTTAGCAGTAGGTAATGGAGGATTAGCAACTGGAAGTATAATGGAAATATATGGACCAGAATCTAGTGGTAAAACTACTATGGCATTATTTATACTTGCTGAGGCTCAGAAGCTTGGACATAACGTAGCTTTTATAGATATGGAACATGCTTTAGATAAAGACTTAGCTAAAGCTTATGGTATAGATGTTAAGAAAGTATTGTTTAAACAACCTGATTGTGGAGAAGAAGCATTAGGTATCGTAGAAATGCTTGTAGAATCAGGTAAAGTAAAAGCAATAGTGGTTGATAGCGTAGATTCATTAGTACCTAGATCAGTATTAGAAGGAGACTTTCAAGATAGTAATATGGGTAAACAAGCTAAGATGATGAGCCAAGCTATGCGTAAGTTATCACCTGCTGTAGAAAAGAATGGTGTATTACTTATATTCATTAACCAAATAAGAATGAAGATAGGTGTAATGTTTGGATCACCAGAAACTACTAGTGGTGGTAATGCTTTAAAGTTCTACTCTAAATATAGATTAGATGTTCGTAGTAGAGATAAGATTAAAGAAGGTGACTTAATAGTAGGTGCTAAGATTAATGTCAAGGTTAAGAAGAATAAGAAAGCCCCACCCTTTAGAGAAGCAATGTTTACTCTAATATATGGTAAAGGTTTTGATAAATACCAAGAACTAGCAGATACAGCTAAAGCATTAGGATTAGTAACTATGAGTGGTGCTTGGGTATTTATGGGAGAAGAAAAGATAGGTCAAGGTATTAAGTCATTGGTAGCTAAGTGTAAAGAAGATAAAG